CTTCCACTGCGCCGGCATGGGAGATACCGTCTGCGAAGACGTTGAAGTGTTTGAGGATGCGAGGGAGTGCCATCGTGGTTCCTTGTCAGTGTGGCGCGCAGCTCAAGCCGCCTTGACGGCGTCGGCGAACTGCATGAGGTAGCGGTCTGTGATGCGCTGGCGGAAGGTGAGGTCTTCCAGCGGCGGGACGGGCGTGTAGTCGTAGTCGATGGCGAGCTGGCCGGCCTTGAGCGTGTCTTTCTGGTTGGCGGTTGGGTCGAACCACGCTTCGCCGCCGAGCAGGTAGCCGTTGCGCACCAGGCTGCGCAGCTTGGCGTTGACGCCGGCCAGGATGTCGCGCACGAGCGAGGGGGTCATGGGCAGGTCGTTGGCCCACATGTGCGCCTCGGCCATCGTGTCGGCCAGCACCTGCGCGGTGCGGGTGTAGTTCTCGAAGGCGAAGAGCTTGTCGGCGCTGCAGGTGCGCGAGCCCCAGAAGCGGAAGCCGTTCTGGTGGACGAGCGTGGTGACGTCGTGCGAGTTGAGGTAGCCGGCGTCGGTGGCCGGGTTCTGCAGGTCCCAATACACGTCGCGCGAGAGGCCTGTGACACCGTTGATGGGCACGTTGGAGAGCGTCTTGTGCCAGCCGGTTTCGTTGTCGATCTTGGCGCGCAGGCCGACGGCACGGGCGGTGGCCCAGACTGTGCGTTCGGCGTTGGCGGCGCTGTCCCAGCCGACGAAGTCGGGCCAGAGCACCATGAGTTCACGCGCGCCGAAGTTCTGGCGGTAGGCGACGACGTCTTCCTTGGTGTTGCAGCCGGCGGCGCTGACGTAGGCGAAGGCGCGCAGCTTCTGCGCGATGGAGGCCAGCTCAGAGGCGACGGGCAGCGAGTCGACCCCAGGAGCGGCCAGGATGCGCGGGGTGACGCCAAAGCGGTTGCGTGCGGCGAGCAGCGCTTTCATGCCGGTGTAGCGGCCTTGGTCGTTGGTGGTGCCGATCAGGTTGCTGGTGGTCTCGCCTTCGGCCTTGGCTTCAGCCACGCGCACCACAACGGTCAGCGGGCTGGTCTGGTCGGCAATGGCCTGCAGGGTGCGCGCCAGCGTGCCCTTGTCGCCGGCCTTGCCGATGGCGCCTTGCACGTCGGTGAGCAACACGGGCGTGTCGAGCGGGAAGGCGTTCGCATCCGCATCGTTGGCCGTGCACACCACGCCGACGACGGCGGTTTCAATGGTGCGGATGGGGCGTGTGCCTTCGTTTTTCTCGATGACACGGACGCCGTGGTGGTAGTCGGTGGGCATGCATTCCTCCGGGGTGAGCCGACGTTGGATCAGACCCGGCAAGGATGCGGCGCGCGCGCGAGCGTGTCGCGCGCTGGGTGTTGTGGGGGAGAGGGTTACAACAGTACTCAGGCTTTAGCGGCGGCTGTCGCGAATTCGCCGCACTCATGCCCGTCAGAAGAGGGGAGTCACGCGGAAGCTTGCCCAGTGGACTTTGCGTCGTTGCACTATGCTGGTTGTCTATGACATCTGCCAAATAATGCAACGTATGGCCAACCGCATATTCAAAAAAATCGCTTTGCTGGCCGCAACTCTTGCTCTCCTGGCGAGTAGCTCTGCCTTTGCGGCCGACAGAACCGTCTCGGTTGATGGCGCCAAAGTCGTGATACCTGTCCCCAACGGCTTTACCGACATCACTGCAACCCCGAAAGGCGTCACGCTCACTTCACTTCCTACCGATACCGTCACCCGTGTCGTTGCTGTCCTGGTAGCTGCTAACAGGGCAACGGGCACCGTCTATGTCAGGGTGCCCCGTCAACCGGGCGCATCAAAGCTTCTTTCGGACAACTTCAGTAAGTTCACTGACCATCAACGCCATCTCGTTGGCAACATGACCGCGCTGACGGAATCCGCGAACAAGGACTTCGAGAAAAAGCAGCAGCAGCTAAAAGCGGCGTCTGGGGGCTCGCTAGACGGGTTGAAGATTGGTACGCCTTTGCTTGTCGCCGTAGAGCGAGACGATGAAGCAGCATTCGGATACACGTCGATTGTCCCGATGAGTGTCGACATAAACGGGAAGACTGAGCCTAACTCCCTCTTGATGTGTATGTACGTCGTTCGGGTGAACGGTGCCGTTGTGTCGCTCCAGGTTGACGCACCACGTAAGCAAGACGGGGACCTCGACTGGGTGCGTGAGCAATGCCGAAGCTACGTCGAGGCATTCATCACGGCCAACCGAGGCAGCTAAGTTCCCCCGCGCGGGAGCGCGCCCCAGGCGCTCAGATGTTGGCAAGTGGCTTCGTGACGAACCGTTCCGGCACCGTTGGCCAGGTGAAGTCGAGCGGGAAGCCGGGCAGCGAGGTCACGTCGCGCAGCGCCTGGCGGTACTGACCAGCCAGGCGCATGGCTTCCATGTCGCCCGCGTCCATTGCCTTGTAGACCAGCGCGTCTGCCTCCTGCAGGCGCCGGTCGCGCTCTGCGCGCGCGTCGCGCGCCGCCAGGTAGGCGGGAACGCCTGCGCGATGCTTGTAGACCATTGCCTTAATTTCGTCTGCGGTGGGCTCGGGCGTCGGTAGCTTCCATTCGTAGATGACCGCATCCTTCGTTTGGAGGCCAGTCTTCCCATCCGTGTTCTGGAGTACCCAAAAATCGATGCCGTGCAGGGCGTCTGGGTATTCCTGCTTGATGCTGAAGATCAGTTCGTCGTGTGTGAGCATGGTCTTACTGTTGCGTCAGGTACGTGCCGCGCAGGTAGATGATGGTGGTGTTGCCGACGTTTCGGAGGCCACACATGACGTACGGCGCCGGCAGGTCGTACGTTTGGTTGCCGCCTTTTGAGATATCGATGGCGCCGAACTCGGCGACGCTGTTGGTTTGCGCCGTGGCGCCCCTGGTGGCTTTTGTGCCGGGGTCAAAGTTCCACGTGCCCCAGAGGTATCCGCCATCCCATCGCGAAATATCGTCCTCGCCAAACTTCCATGCGAGCGTGCGTTTGCCGATGTGGAAGGCGATGATTGGCGCCGTCCAATTGGCTGCGCCTGCGTAGGCTTCAATGGCCGCAAGGTGGCGCTGCCCCCATTGCGTCCACCGGATGCCCATGTAAGCCGCCTGATTGTTGGGGCAATCGATCTGCAAAGCAGGTGTGCGGTACGTATTCCAGTCCACCCATGCGCCGCCAAGGCCCGAGTCGCCGAAGCTCGCTGTGATGTGGAGCGGGAATTGCCCCCAGCTAGCGCCGAATTTCAGGCCCTTACCAAGAGCCAGAGACCCGCCTTGGGCAGTAAGCGGCTCCTGCAGGTTCTCTGAATCCCACGGGGTGGCGCCATTGAAAGTGGGGCGGGAGGAAAAGCAAGCCTTGCCCGATGTGTAGTCGATATAGAACGGTTGGTGCCTGTTGGTGCCGTCCGTGTTGTAGCTGTTGAGCAGCAGGTCGCCGGTGGGGCCGTTCATGAACAGGCGCCAGATGACGGTATCGCCACCAAACTCCACGAAGCCTCGTCCGTCGTTGTTGTGGGCCGGCAGGTTGACGTTGGCTCGCGTCTTGAACAGATCGGCCTGAATGCCGGCGGGCGTCGATATGTTGCCGTTGCCGTCGATTGTGCACGCGCGCACGAACGTCGAGAAAGAGCCGTCGCCCGCCGTGTTGCGGTCGATGATCAGCTTGCCGCCGCTCGATACGACGCGGAAGCGTCCCAGCGTAATCGGCTGCTGCGTGTCGGTGAATTGCAACTCGACCGACGACCCCTCCAGGTTGATTGGGCCAGACATGTCGCCGCCGGCGGTGGGCAATGCTGCTCTGGCGGTGTTGAGCGCGTCCGTGGCGGTGTCTTTTGCGTCCTTCACTGACGCCGGCGTGGCGTAGCGTTCGTCAGCCTGGCCGAGCGGCACTGCCTGGTGGTCGGCTGTCGCCGGGGCGACGGCGAACGCCTGCTTGGCGGAGCCGGCCAGGTCGGCTTTCTTTGCGAGCTGCAGTGCGAGGTTCTTCGGCGTGATTGCCTTTGCACCGTCCCGGCCTGTGGTCACCTCAGCATCGGTTGCGAGCTGAACCAAGCCTGTCCGCGTTTCCGTGCCGGTGCGCGCCTCCAGCGCGGCCGGCGTGACGGCGCGGTGTGCGTCGGTACCGTCGATGGTCTCCTCCGCGGTTGCCAGCTCGACGACGCCTCGCCGTTCGGTCGTGGCTGGCGGATTGGTGAAGGCGGCATCGCCAAACGAAAGCGCCGTCACGTCGAGCTGCTTGAAGACCATGTCGACGGCGAGCAGGAGGATCGCCACGGGCGCCTTTTCCATGATGGGCGTGGGCTGGCAGTAGGTGCCCAGCAGCACGCCGTTGTCCAGGTACAGGCCGAAGCCGTAGGTGGTGTACTGGTCGGCGCTGTCGTCGCGGATGGTGAGGTGGACGGTGTCGGCGGCGATGGTCTCGCCGGAGATGGTGGTCAGGCGCTTGTGCTCGTGGGGCAGCGCCTGCAGGCCAGCATCGAACGCGAAGGGCGCGGTAGCGATGCCGGCCTGCACGATCTTGCGGGCGGCGGTGCCGGTGTGGTCTGCGTTGACCAAGGCGGCGCGGCCGGCGTCGGTGAGGTTGATGGTGGTTCCAGTCATGTCAGACGTCCGAAAGTGAGAGGCGGGTGAAGAGCGCGGGGCGGATGGCGGCGGCGACGCCGATGCCGCCGGACTGGTTGAAGCCTTGGGTAAAGGTGTAGTGCGCGCGTACGGGCTTTGTGCGGTCGATCTCGGCAACGATGTCTCCGATGAATTCCGCGGTCGGCGGGTTGCCGTCGCGTGCGCTGACGGTCATGACCAGGTCGAAGGTGTACGGCCGCCCCTTGGGTTCCATCTGCCACCACTCGCGCAATGCGATGTTGGCGCCGAATGACGCCACGACTTCGCGCACTGCAGCCGCCGTGCCCTTCGTGCGGGCGATGGAGATGGCAGAGCGCACGCGGGCGCGCTTGACCTGTTCGGGCCAGTAGTCCTTCCACGTTTCGATTCCGAGATGCCAGGCGAGCCACGGCAGCAGGTGCACGGGGATAGTGTCCGGGTCGATGAGCGTGCGCAGCGGCACCGGCAGATTGCTGACGACGCCGGCAACGGCCGTGGCGTTGCGCTCCAGCTCCGTCGCGTTCGGTGGCAACAAGCTACGCACGCTGGGCTCCTGGCGTGACGGTCATGTCCGTGCAATACGGGGCCTGCGTCGGATCGGCAAGAATCTCATTGGCGGGCGAGTGCAGCTCCACTTTCTGCACGCCCGCGACGTGCAAGGCGGCGTCCAGCCCAGAGCGCGCCACCACGGCGCCCAATCGGTGGCAGGTCTCAACGTAGGCGGCCAGGCGCTTGCGCGCCTCGGTCAGCACCACGGTGGCGTCCGGCCCTGGAAACAGGTGCAGCGTGGCCGAGACCTCGTAATGCAGGATCGTTGCCGACTGCACGGTCACATAGTCCGTCAGCGGCCGCTTGTCTTCGCTGCGCAGGGCCGCCTTAACCTTCTCCAGCAGATCGGGCGCAGCTGCGCCGTCGCCTTCGCGAGAGAGCACCGTAATGCGCACCTCGCCTTCTTCCGGGCTGGTGGCCGACACATCCAGCACGCGCCCATCCGCATTGCGGCCGTGCGAGCGATAGGCGCCTTCGGGGCCGGCCGTCGAGAACGACTGCGGTGCGAGCTGCGTGCGCAGACGCAGGTCCGCGTCGCTTTCCATCTCGGCGGGTGTCCCTGTGACAGGGTCGGCCGGCTTGATGACCAGGCGCTGTATGCCGAAGAGCGCGGCGAGGTGTTCGAGGTCTTTCCCCTTTGCGTAGGCCAGCATCACCGCGCGTGCGGCTTCGTTGATGCGCTGGCGCAGCAGCAATTCCCGGAATGCGGATTCCTCCAGGAACTTCGTCAGTGGCTCGGATTCGAGCGCGAGCACCGCCGCGATCTCGGCCTGCTCTTCGGCCGGGTAGCGTGCGATGAGCGCGGCCTTGCGTTCGCCGAGCAATGTTTCGTAGTCAAGCTCTTCCACCACGTCGGGCGGTGGAAGCTGCGAGAGGTCGATGAGGGTGCCCATGGTCAGCCTCGCAGTGGCACGCTCAACGTGCCTAGCGCTTCGCCACGCGGGCCGTCGACTCGGTCTGCCTCGATGTCGAGCGCTGCGCTGCCGTCAGCGCGCACCGAAAAGCGAACCGAAGCGATGCGGATGCGCGGCTCCCAACGAACGAGGGCGGAGACTGATGCCGACATGAGGCGCAGGCGGGTGGCCGGGTTCGCGGGCTGGTCGATCAGCTCGGGAATGAGCGAGCCGTAATCGCGGCGCATGAGGCGCGAGCCGATGGGCGTAGTGAGGATGTCGCGCACGGATTGGCGGATGTGGGCCACGTCGCTGACGGCGCGGCCAGTGGTGCTGTTCATGCCGCTCATTTCGGGCCGTCCGTGTCGCTGCCGCCGCTCTGGACGCCGCCATGCTGGTGCGTATCAAGCACGATGCCGTTGGACGACAGCTTGCCGTCTTGGTGCGTCAGGTCGCCGGTGATGACGTTGCCGTTGTCGCCGCCCTGGCCGGCAATGCCGTTCATGAACGACAGCAGGCCCTTGACCGTGACCGAGCCGTCGAAGGTGGTGTCGGGGCACTTCACCAGCACGCTGGTGGCGGCTTCCAGGAAGACCGTTTTGACGCCCTGGACGGTCAGCAGGCCTGCGGCGTGGTCGTACTTGGTGAGGGCGCCGTCCGGGTACAGCGTCACCGTCTCGTTGGGCGAATGGCTCGGCACGTCATTGGCGGCCGATGGGATGGCGCGCAGGACGATGCCGTTGGATAGGTCGCCGCTGGGGCAGAGCAGCACGACCTGCTCGC